CGGCGGCAGTGGATGAGCGCACAAAGAATATGCAGAATACACAAGATGCAATGCAACAGACACAAATTCAACAACAGCGATTACTAGAAGAAATTTTGCTTAGGCTGCAAAAGGGAAAATAATGTTTATATCTGAGATATTTACTGATGATGCACTATTTGCTGAAGGCTACGCAAGCCCTCCTCCTATTAAGGATATGATTACAGTCAGTGGTGCAGGCGAGGAAATCAAAGTAGGTGATAAGATTCGCACCAAGAAAATGCAAATGGTCGGAAAGGTAGAAAAGATTGTTGCGGACAAGTTTAACGAGAATAGCGATGACGTATTTTTCCGTGTTGATGATGGTCGATTAATGAAAACACCAAAAAGAAATTGTGTAAACATTAATACTGAGATTGAAGAAGAAGAAGAAAAGAACCAGGCGCCAGTCTGGAAGCCCATTGATACTGCCCAAAAGCCATTAGGGACACAGTACTCACCAAAAAATAAGTATATCAATAACCCAGATTATAACACACGCGCCGCCGGAAAATGAAAACAATCAGAAGATTTGTATTTGTGCTAATATTGTGGATAATGTTTAGTGTTGGCTGTGTTTGTGCGCCATTCTTTGTGGTTTGTTATCCATTCTGTAGGAAAAATGGGTATATGAAAAACTTTATTAAGTCGGCAGACAGAATGTGCGCGGCATTATTAGGTTTTTCTGGTAGGCAGATGTTGTCAACCGAACTAATCTATCAAAAACGCATGTTATGGATGAAAAACATCCTTGACGAAATTGAACCACAGCATTGTGAAAATAGCGCGATTGATGAGGGTGCATATAGTCGATTGAAGGACAGATCAACAGGACACAGATAAAAGAACTTTTACCTAGGACCGTAAGGTTGCGGTAAGTGTGGGTGGCTCCGGCCCGGAAAGTTCGATTCGCTACCGAATAATCCAAACAGGGCAAGATTTTATCAAACTTCGAAATAAAATTTCAAATTGCTTGCTTTTGTCTACTAAATAATGCTAACATTAGTTATTATTAAGGAGAAATAAACATGGCATCAAGAATGTATTCAACGGAACAAAAAATCAAGCTAGGGCAGCTCTTCAATGAAAGTATTGCCGTTATGCAAGAGGTAGAAGATTTAAGCGAGGGCCTTTCAGATACAATTAAGGCGGTAGCAGAAGAGTTGGAGATTAAACCAGCATTACTTAAAAAGGCGATTAAAATTGCTCAGAAGAGCAAGTTCACCGACACGTGTGCCGATAATGAAACAATCGAAGACATACTTACGACTGTAGGGCGCACTCTTTAACAGTATAAATAACAGTTCTCTATCTGTAAAATAGTTTTGACAACGGTTCCCCAGCCACAAGTGGGATAAGGAGCATTATGAGTTATGTTGATGGTTTTATAGACAAAGAAAAAGATCGCATTTATATCGTAGAGAGAAACAAAGAGGGAAAACGAGTATACCAAGAATATCCCGCAGAATATCAGTTTTATTATGATGATCAAAAGGGCAAACACCAAACTATTTACAGAACACCAGTAAGTAGATTTACAACAAAATCACACAAAGAATTTCGCAAAGAATTAAAAATGCACGGCGATAAGAAAACGTGGGAAGCTGATTGCAACCCAATTTTTCGTTGTCTGGAAACTAACTATATGGGATTGGTATCTCCAAAACTACATACTGCGTTTTTTGACATTGAGTCAGACTTTGACATGGAGCAGGGTGGGTATGCACCAACAGATAACCCATTCAACAAAATTACTGCCATTACTGTATATCTCGATTGGTTAGATAAATTAATTACGTTAGCAATTCCGCCTAAAACATTATCGTGGGAAACAGCAAATGAAATAGCTAATAGATTTTCTGACACGCATATTTTTGAAAAAGAAGCTGACATGCTTGACACGTTTTTAGATTTAATAGACGATGCAGATGTGCTGAGCGGATGGAATTCGGGCGGGTATGATATCCCATACATCGTTGGTAGAATTATTAGATCGTTGGCAAAAGATGATCTTAGACGGCTATGCTTGTGGGGTAAGCTACCTAAAGAACGGGTGTTTGAAAAATATGGCACAGAACAAAAAACATACGATTTAGTGGGCCGAGTTCATCTTGACTATATGGATCTATATAGAAAATATACGTATGAAGAGCGGCATAGTTATTCTCTTGATGCAATCGGGGAGCATGAATTAGGCGAACGTAAAATTTCATATGAGGGATCACTTGATCAATTATACAATCAAGATTTTTATAAATTTCTCGACTATAACAGACAAGACGTTGTATTGTTGGCTAAACTTGATAAAAAATTAAAATTTTTAGATTTGTCAAATGAACTTGCACACGAAAACACTGTTCTATTGCAAACAACAATGGGAGTAGTTGCAGTAACTGATCAGGCAATTATCAACGAAGCACATAAGAAGGGATTCGTTGTTCAGAACAGAACACAAAAAAATAACGAAATAGAATACGATGATCACGGTAATGAAATAGAAAATAATGAGGATAAAGCCGCTGGTGCGTATGTTGCTTACCCCAAGGTCGGAATGCACCAATATATTGGTGCAATTGATATTAATTCACTATATCCATCAACAATTCGTGCGTTGAACATGGCACCAGAGACAATTGTCGGGCAGCTTCGCCCAATAATGACTGAGAAATATATCAAGGATAAAATTGAAAAGGGTTCATCTTTTGCTGGTGCGTGGGAAGGATTATTTGGCACGTTAGAATATCTCGCGGTCATGAATATGGAGAAGGGTACAGAGATTACGGTTGATTGGGAGGGCAGCGATCAGCCAACTGTTCACACAGCAGAAGAAGTATGGAGAATTATTTTTGAGGGTGGGCAGAAGTGGATGATAAGTGCTAACGGAACTATCTTTAGCTACGAATTTGAAGGCATCATTCCGGGGTTGTTGGCGCAGTGGTACGCAGATAGACAGGACTTACAGGCAAAAAAGGCAGCCGCAACTGAAAAAGAGGAAGTTGCTTTCTGGGATAAGCGACAGCATGTTCGCAAAATTCAATTGAATGCGTTATATGGTGCGTTGCTCAACGCCGGATGCAGATTCCATGATAGACGTATTGGACAGAGCACAACACTGACCGGTAGAATTATTGCAAAACACATGGACGGATTTGTCAATGAGTGCATTACTGGAAAATATGAATATGATGGCGATGCAATTATATACGGCGATAGCGTGACCGGGGATACTCTTGTTAAGACCGACTCAGGAGAGATAACAATCGCTGAACTTTATGATCAATGTGCTGAATATGCATCTAGGGGTACAAAAGAATACGGATTCAATACTTCAGCAAAAGTAATTGGTTTTGATATTTCCGAAGATTTGCCGTTGATGAGCAACGTGTCTTTTGTAATCCGGCATAAAACTAAAAAGAAGTTATACAGAGTTACCATGCAAGATGATAGTCAAGTTACCGTAACGGAAGATCATAGCTTAATGGTTGATCGCGATGGATTTACTATAGAAGTAAAACCAACCGAATTACTAGATAATGATCTAATAATTAAATTCGTATGTAATTTATGATGTGCGGCACAAGAATTGTATTATAGAATTTAATGGTGATTACTGGCATGCCAACCCAAAGATCTACGCTAATTCTGCACTAATTCGTGGCAGCAATGCAGTTGACATATGGCATAAGGATATGCTAAAATTAAAAACTGCTACAGATTTAGGATTTAAGGTGTTAACTATCTGGGAGCAAGAATTCAAAAATAATAAAGTACTAACTATTGAAAGGGCAAGCAAATGGATGTTATCAGAACTAGAGTAAAATCAGTTGAGTGTCTCGGAGAAGTTGATAACTACGTCTACGATATAAGTGTTACGGGGCAAGATCCGGTATTCTTCGCAAATGATATTTTGGTTAAAAATACCGATTCTGTTTATTTTTCAGTCTGGCCAATGATTAAAGACGAAGTCGCCGCTGGAACAATGGAGTGGAACAAAGACGTGTGTGTTCAACTATATGATTCTATTGCAGAACAGGTCAACGAGAGTTTTCCGGCAATGATGGAAAAGTCGTGCCATTGCCCAAGAGAGCGCGGAGTAATTGTTCGCGGCGGTCGAGAACTCATTGCGACTAACGGCCTATTCATTACGAAAAAGCGATACGCTGTTTTAATTTATGATTTAGACGGTGTTCGTTTAGATCAGCTTGATGAAGCAAGTGCCAAAAAGAAGGGTGCAATAATTGGCATTGGAAAAATTAAAGCGATGGGACTGGATCTTAAACGCAGTGATACACCAAAGATTGTTCAGGACTTTTTGAGTCGCATTCTGCTCAATGCTCTTATGCACGTATCAAAAGAAAAAATCATTGAGAATATTCGTGAATTTAAGGAAACGTTTGCTGCAATGCCTGCGTGGGAAAAAGGGACACCAAAACGTGTGAACAACCTAACGAACTATATTGCAGTTGAAGAACGTGAAGGGAAGTCAGGTATGCCCGGCCACGTTAGAGCGGCAATGAATTGGAACAATTTACGAAAAATGCACGGTGATAATTTCAGTATGAAAATAGTCGATGGGATGAAAATTATTGTTTGTAAGTTGAAATCGAACCCAATGGGGTACACATCGGTTGCCTACCCAATCGATGTGTTGCATATTCCGCAATGGTTCAAGGATCTTCCGTTTGACAATAACTTAATGGAGGCAACCGTAGTAGATAAGAAGGTTGAGAACTTATTGGGTGTTTTGAATTGGGATCTGACTAATAACACGCAAATAAGCAGTAAATTTGACTCTTTGTTCGAATTCGAATAAAATATTTACCGTAAGTATTGACTTGACCTAAATAGAAGTAGTATTATTAACATTATAATTACACAGGAGCTTAAACAATGCAGCATATATATGAATATCTTAAAGACGTAGTTGATCACACTCTTTCACTTGGGAACATTGATTTAGTTAGAGTTAATGGAACTGATGTCGATACACAAGTAGACGCAATGGCGGAGGATCGTAGTGTGTTATTTTTAGCAAAAACACACAAACCAATTCCAGAATTTATTGGACAGTTTGGGATGCCAAACCTCACCAAGCTTAATGTTATTTTGAATATCCCTGAGTATAAGGAAAATTCAAAAATATCAGTGACTACACAAGAAAAGACACAGGAAGAAAAGAAAGTAACTGTTCCTACTGGTTTACACTTTGAAAATAAGTCAGGCGACTTTAAGAACGATTATCGTTTCATGAGCTCTGAATTGATTAATGCTCAGCTAAAAACAGTTAAAGCAAAAAAGGATATTAAATGGAATGTTGAATTTTCGCCGCAGGTCCAGAACATTCAGCGATTGAAATTTATGGCAGCAGCTAACAGTGAAGAAACGACCTTCATTGCAAAGACAGAAAACGGCGCACTAAAATTTTATTTCGGCGATCATTCATCCCATGCTGGTAATTTTGTTTTTGCTGATGGCATTACAGGAACGTTAACAAAGGCATATCATTGGCCAATCGCAGTTGTTCAAAGCATTCTGAGCTTACAGGGAGATAAGATTTTCCGTTTTAGTGATGAGGGTGCTGCTCAAATTACGGTTGATAGTGGTCTTGGTCTTTATACCTATACTCTCCCCGCAATGCAAAAATAAAGGTGTAATATGACTTCTATATACCAAGAAATAGAGATTGACTTATCAATTATTGACACGTGCGATTTGATTGAAGAACTCGAATCTCGCGGCGAGATCTGCGGTCACGCAATAATAGATAAAAGCAATCCTTTGTTTTTTCAGATTGAGGCAATATATAATGCCTATAATTTAAATCAAGATGACAAAACAGATGCTCTACTAAGAGAATTATTTTATGACACCATTGGACGTATTGCCCGATGACTAACATAATACCACAAGCGGATTTAACTACCAAACAGATTGGGCCAAACGGGCACCCCAACACAGCAATTTATTTGCCAGCGTTGAGCTCTTTTTATTCTACTACTATCGCAAAATATAAAGACCCGGCTTATTGGGATACATCGCGTATGCCAGAAGGGTTTGATAAAGGGCTCGATGGTTTAGATTGGTTAGACAAAAAGAACGGATACTTCTATTATAAGTGGTCATTATATTCAGCAGGTCACGCAAATATTGACATCGCTAAGGATGATTTTAAAGAGGCAATGATACGCGAACGTAATCGCGAAGATTCATTCATACTCGGCGACAGCGGCGGATTCCAGATCGGAAAGTTGGTTTGGGAAGGTGACTGGAAAAATCCAGCTTGTCCAAAAGCACAGAAAAAACGCGAGCAAGTGTTGTCCTGGATGGAAGCATACATGGACTATGGCATGATTCTTGATATTCCTGTTTGGGCATGTAAAAACCCAGAGGCAAAGGCTAAAATTGGTATTGGTTCTTATCAAGACGCAGTTGATGCAACCATAATCAACAACGATTATTTTATACAGAATAGAATAGGTCGATGCAAGTTTCTCAACGTGCTTCAAGGAAGCGTTTATCGTGAAGCCGATGATTGGTATAGCGCAATGAAAAAATACTGCGACCCGAAACAATATCCAGATACGCACTTCAATGGATGGGCAATGGGCGGGCAGCATGTCGCAGATCCAGAATTGGCGTTGCGTAGATTGGTCGACATTATTCACGATGGGTTATTGCAGCAAGGCAAGCATGATTGGGTGCATTTTTTAGGTATGGGGAAATTACCGTGGGGTTGCTTTTTAACAGACATACAAAACGCTATACGCAAATATCATAATCCAGACCTAACAATTAGCATGGACTCAGCATCGCCATTTTTGATGGTGGCAAATGGCGGAATATATGTCACGTTAGTCACAGAAGATCGCGGCAAATGGACAACGGTGATGGACGGATCAGTCGATGATAAAAAATATTCCGCGGACACTCGCTTGTTTAGTGAAATATTAAAAGAAAGTCGTGGATACACAAAGTTTGACGAATCACCTATCAGTTTGCGACTAAAGGGCAAAGATGTCTGTGTCTACAAGCCAGGTGACTTAAATCGAATAGGAAAAGAAGGCAAGACAAGTTGGGATATGCTGAGTTATGCATTTCAAATGGGCCATAACGTATTTGCACATATTGATTCAGTACAGCAAGCAATTGATAAATACCAAACAGGCGGAATTTATCCATCAGCATTGATAGAAACCGAAACATATCTTCCTGATGGTGTTATTGGCAGAGAATTAGTAGATAAAGTATTTGCTGCCAAGACGCGCGAAGAAGCAAAGGAAATAATTACTCAATACGAAAATTATTGGGGTAACTTAATCGGCGGCAGGGGGAACAAAGGAAACAAGCGCCGTAATTCTCAAACTAAATTTGAGGATTTGTTCGAAGTAGTACAAGAGCCCGAGGTAATCGAAGATGACTTATCGGTTGAACTATCAGAGTATGATGGTAATTTCGATAAAAACTTAGAAAACCTTGAAAATAGGTCTTGACAACTGAGTCCCATATCGTGTATAGTTATTATATACAATATGGAATGTAATTCAACTCCATTGAAACTTATTTAGGTAATTATACCTAAATACAAAACGAAAAAGGAAATATAAAAATGAGTAAGAAAATTAAAGTCGCCGCAATAGGCATAGGAAATTGTTTCTCAAGTCTTTATCAAGGGCTTGAATATTATAAAGATCATGATGAGGACGCAACAGGAAACCCAATTCCCGGAGTTATGTTTTCTCGCATTGGCGGATATCACCCAGCAGACATACAAATAGTTGCCGCGTTTGATGTTGATCGTCGTAAGGTAGGACGTCCAACAGGTGAGGCAATTTTTGCAGCGCCTAACTGTGCAAGAGTGTTTTGCAAAGACGTACCTGATGGTCCAGTCGTTCATATGGGTCCGACAATGGATGGCGTATCAGACTACATGCAAGAACAGCCAGAGAGGTACGGTTTTAGGATTTCAAACGAAGACGTGTGTGATGTTGATGCAGTTCTCAAAGCATCCGGAGCAGAAATTATCGTTAACTATCTACCAGTTGGATCTCAAGAAGCAACTGAATGGTGGGCAAATAAAGCAATTGAACACGGCATGTCCTTTCTAAATTGTATTCCAGTATTATCAATAAATCACCCAAATTGGGAATCTAAATTTATTGATGCGGGCATTCCGTATATTGGTTCAGATATGAAAAGCCAGTTTGGGGCAAGCATCCTTTCGCAAATGTTGCAGGAATTAGCATTTGGTCGCGGAATGCAGGTTGATTTTCACCAACAATTAAATGTTGGTGGCAACACAGACTTTAACAACATGGAAGTACAGTCAAGACTAAAGCACAAGAAAGTATCAAAAGAAAATGTTATTCGTGCTCAAAATGACTTACACAATATTCCAGTGGATGAGGATGCACTATTTGCTGGACCAGCAACATTCATACCATACCTACACGATAATAAAGTTGCGTATTTTAACATGCACATGCGCGGGTTTGGCGAGGCGCCAGTAACCCTCGATGTCAAACTTTCAGTGCAGGATTCAGAAAACTCTGCCGGGGTGGTCATTGATGCACTACGATATATTAAGGTTGCAAAAGAAATGGGAATTGTTGGTTGTTTACGTGGACCATCGGCGTTTACACAAAAATCTCCACCGACACAGCTTTCATATGACGATTCATTCAAAGAGTGTGAAGCATTGGCGCGCAGGGAGTTGACTAAACTAAC